TCCCTAACCTCAACAACAGTCCGCCTAACCCGTTTACCACCCAACCTTTCACACCCTCGCAACCTTATACCTACTCAAACTATCCGTCTTACTCCGCAAAGCATACAAATAATCAGCCAACAAAGGCACCTCACGACCCAACTCCAAAGTTATTTCCAATGTTTGCGTCCTAGCATCCACGTGATATTCAACGCTTAAGATGCGGAAGTCAGCGTCAACATTCTCGTTTGGCAAAGTAACATGAATTTTGTCGCCAGGCAAAATCGGATTATTTCCATAATCTATTACCGTGCTTCGCACCGTGAGATACTCAGCAGGGTCTTTCAAATGAGCAAGCAGAGCTTTGGCTCTAAGTTCACATTCACTGTCACTGTATAATTCCTCATCAACCTCAACAAGCTCACGCAAACCATAAACTGACTGACTTACGCTGTCCTCCTGTGTTGAACCATATCTTCGCCCGCCAAAGTGTAAACTGTCAACCCAGAACTCAAAGCCGTCCACAGCATATCCGAAATATTCAAAACGCACCTTCTTAATCTGCGTCCAGTCAAAGCCTACGTCAACCTCCCATTCGTCACCGTTTCTCTCTCCAACCTTAAACCGTTTCTGAACCCACTTATCCCCAGTTGTTTCAAAATTTTTCCTTGCAACCTTACCAGCCGTGTCTACAAGCTTAACCGTTATCGGATAAGTCTCATCAACGCGAATCCAAAAAGCAAGTTCTGGGTATAGATTTGCGTTCACTTCACTGCCGCTGTTAAGAGTGAAAACGGGAATCCCATATTCCGCTGTTCCACGATTAGTCTTAACGCTGTAGAAGCCTTTCACTTTATAAGATGAGTCTAAACTTATCGTGTTTTCAGACTGCGCAACACTCCAGCTGCCATCCGCAGGAGTCAAACTCTCAGTCCAAGAATCCTTATCGCTTGGAACACTCTTGTCGGCAACACCGTAAACAGTTACCTTATTTCTCACACGATGAATGTCCTTACGGTATTCGCTAACCTCAATCTTCTCGCTAAGACTAACAGGCGACGTCTTACTATTCCTTGGAAAGAAAGCAAATTTGCCATCAGGCTCAACACGGAAATCAAAGCCTATTACGCCATTCTTGTCAGCTGAACCCGCAATAAACTTTAGAATGTCAAAAACAGGTGTGTTCTCATACTCCAACTTGGTGTAAGTCGTATCCGTGTCTTCAACAAGCTCAGTGCCGTCCCTAACATGGCTTAAACCAGCATAAGAATCCAACAGATCCTTAACTATGCTCACCCCAACACCTACCACTAACACGCAAATAATGAGCCGTAGGCGTAGACTCATACTTGACGCTTTCAACCCTGCAAGTTATAATCTGCGGAACATTAGAGCCTCTACCAATATCTATGTGCCCATCCATACCAACAGCAAGCGGAACAGAACCGTTTGGACTATACTTTCCATTCCAGTTTTGAAGTAGAAGCTCAAAGCTGCTAACCTCTTTTGTGCAGCCTAAATGCACACGACACTCGATAACATCAGCTTGCGGAATCCCATAGGCTCCGAAGGCTACAGCTATCTTTGGAATTTCAACGCTCAACGTTCAACACCTCTGCGGTAAAGTTCCTCCTCACCGGCTCTGTGAATACTCCTTGAACGCTCAGGCATCTCAGCGGCAGCCTCGTTAAAACTTTGAACACTCTCAGTTGCAGCGTTCATGCTGTTCGCAAAGCTCCACATAGCAGCAGCCGCAGCGATAATCACGGCTATTCCTACGCCTGTTAAAGCAAGAAAAGTCGCATAGCTTATGTTCAAAGCGTTCTGAGCTGCGGTGGCAACCCAACAAGCAGCAGCATAAACTTTCTGAGCGATGGCTACACCCCAACTTGTACGCATAAACATCCCGAAAACACTCACAACAGCCATGGCTCCGTTGAAAACCCTAGCCTGCTCATCACTCAACAAACCAAACTGATGGGCAACATAACCCACAGCAGTCCCAGCGGCACCCAAACCAGCCAAAGCCGAACCCAAAACCTTAACACGAGCACTCAACATCTCAGCATCCGACCTTATCCTCGCAAACTCGCCACTCGCACGGTTAACAGCCCTAATCGTTATAGCTATCTCACGAAAACTCATCCGAAACCAGCCCCCCTCTTCGCATCCTCCAAAGCCTCAAGGATAACCCTTTCAAGCCTCGACATCCACCGCTGAACAGCAGGAGAGAGAAAAGGTCTAGCACGCATATACCGAGTGCCAAACTCAACGAACAAAGCATAGCTCGCTCCGGCACCAACCTCAACAACCCAACCGTTCACCCTAGCGTAAATAGTACTCCGCAAATACCCAGTTCGAACAGGAACAAGCTTCCTAGCCAAAGCCCTAACATCCTCAGCCCAACCCTTCAACCGACCGTGAACACGCTCCCTCATCTCAGCGTCGAAAACCTCCAACCTCCGCTTAAACTCCTCAACACCTTTAGGTTCAACTATCAACTCAACGGACACCATGTTTCACCCCTCTCTCCATCCGCAACCTTTCCTCCTCCGCTTCACGGTCAAGCTCATTCAAAATCACTATGAACTCTTGAATCGTCTTGGCTGGCTGCCTTTCAAGCTGCCTCGGTGTCCAACCGAACTCCTTGCAGAGGCGGAACTCCGTGACCGCTGGATGCGGCTTCCGTCTGCGGATGGCTCTGACAAAAAACGCGTCTCTTCAAGGCTTACACCATTAAGCCTGTTCACGGTTCTGCTGAAGAGTTCACCAAGCTCTATCGGAACACCATCATCACCCTCACTTAACAACCTCTCAAGCGTTATCGGCTCATGCTTCGGCTGCTCCCTCAAACTCGCCCATATAGTCTCAGCTTGAATAGCCACGTAATCAGCGTTCAAAACCTGACCGGTTATGGGATGATACCGTGTGTGCCTCTGAATTATGCGACTGCGTTTAGCCCAGCTTATCTCAGCGAAAACGTAGCGTCCAGCGTACTCCTCACCGAAACGGTTGTCAACCTCCAAGACTTCCTTTCGCACAGCCTATCCCATCCACATTTCAGCTTAAAACCATGTCTCTAGCCACAAAAGTTGCCTTCAAACTCACAAGTTCCTCGACACTTGTCGGCGTAGCCACACTCTCCCACCTGCAATACTTAAACAACGCGCTGCTTGTTCCACCTAACCCAAACTTCAAGCTGAACTCACCGTCGTTAACAACGTCTTCAAACTCCTGCATACTCTCAAACTCGAAGGTTAACTCACCGGTTAGGTTTCTGTGACGTGCAGACAGATACTTCAGCAGGAAACCATCCGTTGAACGGATCACAGGAACCCGTTTCAGGTTGTTTTCAACCGTGAACTTCCAGTCCGTCACCCTTTCAACAACTGTTAAATTTGACCCGTCACCCGCTCCCCGTTGAACATAGCTCTCAAAGTATGGGACAACACCAGAGTAGTCAGCGTAGGTTGCTCCAGAAACCTTAGCCGTTCCAACGTTGAAGTTCTGTCCAGCCAGCTCAACCGTTGCCTTCACAACATCCTCAACCGTGCATTCAACCGTCGCCTTGTCTATTCTGCATCCCGTGTAAAGCAAGTCTATGATTCCAGAGGTTTTCTCGTAGAAGACCTCAACGCTCAGAGAATCTAAGGTTTGCACGTGTTGCAGGAAGTTTGTCGGCGCGTCGCTCGGCAGTGGATAGGCTATCTTCAAGTCTACGCGTCTCAAACCTTTCTTAACAGCTTGTAGGTCTCTGCTTCCAACCCCTCGAACCTTGATTAGGCTTGGATTTACGGATGGTTCAACGCTCTGGGCTTTTAAACCCAACATCGTCGGATTTGAAGGTGTAACACCGTAGCTTGTCTCCTCCACGTAGTATACTTTCGCTTCGTGGGCGCCGTAGGGCATACTCATATTTTATTCACTCCTCCTTTTCATGTGACCTCCACTTTTTCAAACAGCCATGTTTTAACCGTGAATTCTGTTCTGAAGATGAATGGTTTAACGTCAACCTTGTCTAAATCACGGTATGAGACCACATCACAGTATGTTACACCGTTAACGGTGACCCTGCAACTCGCGTAGTCGCAGTGTAGAGCAGCGTCTGTTGAGCCATCGCTGGGGTTTGCGGTTTCAGCCAACAACCATAAAAAGCCATCGTCATCCACGTAATCGGTTAAATCCGAATCTAAACTAACCGTGACTGTGCTGTCTTCGATGGTGGCGTCCGACGTTTGACTGTTCTGCCAAACGCCGACGTTGCTGTTCCAAACCTTAACCGTGAAACCGTTTCCAAAGGGGGAAACCCCGTAACCCTCGAAAGCCAAAACCGCCTGCTTAATCGTCTGTTTTTCACTTTCCATCTTGAAACGGAACAGCATTAAGGCGTACTCACCGTTTCCGCTTGCAACGCTTGAACACCGCGTGTCGTCGCTGTACCAGATTTTCGCGTAATCGTCGTCTGCTAGTTCACTCCAGCCGTTGTCTTGAGGGGTCAGCTCTGTTGAAGCCTTCGCATAGTATGCTTTATGTGTGTCAGAAGCCTGTGCGGTGTTGTAGAAGTCGTAAACCGTCACGTTTGGTTTGTTTCTGTTCTGTCTGATTACGCGGTGAACCTCTTCTCTTAACTTCTCACGCATGGCAAGTCCGCTTGTTGTCTGATCAGGTTTATCCGCGGTCCAAACGTTGACTTTTAAAATGTTCAGTCTTCTTCTGGTTTTGGCTGAAATCTCCAAGATTTGCTCTTGACTTTCCTCTAAGCCAAC